CGTCTGGCCGAACTCGAACCGCAGGCTCGTGACGTACTGACCAGGGCCGAGGTCGAGGACACCGGGCCGATGATCCAGCAACGCAACAACCCGGTTGGCTACGGCGTTGACCTCGGCGAACCCCCGGTAACGGGACCACACATGCAAGGTGATCGTGGTGTCCCGACCAATGAACGTGTGCGCGTTGGCGGGGGTCTCGATGGCCTCACCGATCGTCACATACGGCCACGACGCCTGATCCCCCTCGGGTACGTAGTCATACACCGCAGCACCAAGGTCAGCCTGCTGATCGGTGAGCAGCTGGTACACCGCCGTTTGGATGTCGGCCATGGGCCGGCGGGCCGGAATGGTGGCACTCATCGCGGCGGCAACCTCCGGTTCAGAAAACGTGCCATCCGTCTCGGGTACCGGGCCTCAGCCTCACGGGCAGCGGGCTCAGCGAACGGGGTCGCCGGACGCATCGAGGTACCGAACTCCACGAGCGCACCCCACCAGGCACGGCGGGCTCCGAGCACACCGACCTCCATCGACAGCGGACCCTCCTGCCGGCGACCGATCGCACCACGCAGTGTTCCCGAGGCGGTCGGCACACCAGCACGCATGGCCTCGTACACCTCCTCGGCCTCGTCTCTGGTGGCGGTCTCGGCCTCAGATTCCAGCTCACGCGGCATCTTCTGGAGTTTTCGCTCCAGCTCACGTAGGCCCTTGATCTGCACACGCCTAGCCACGGCGGCGCTCCCTGCGAGCCTGGCGCGCGTCCTGGAGCCGAGCTTCTCGTAACTCCTCGACCAGAGCGAGCACGGCGTCGGCGATGGCGATCTGAGCGTTCGCTGAGGCCACTGTCGCGGTCGCCGTGAGCATCGACTTACCAGCAAGCCCTTGGATCTGCTTCTCGGCGCTGTCGCGTAGGCGCTGGGCGCGTTCGGCCGGGCCGTTGTCATCCTGGTGGGTCATGCGGTTCCTCCCCCTGGGTTAGTTCGCAGTCAGCACGCAGATACACCGGCTCGGACGGACGGAACACCGCAACCACACGCCATGTCCCTTCGGGGCCACGGAGTTCGTCACCCCTGCGCACATCAGCCCGGGGCTGCACATAGACCGGCTGGGTGTGGTCAGCACCGGCCTGTTGAGCAGCTACCCGCTCGGCGGCGGTCGGCTGAGACACCCGGCCACGAACTGTTCCGAGGTTCACCCATTCAGTGATGACACCACCCGACCCGTCGTCGGTCTCCTCGCGGCGGTAGTGGTCGAGGCGCCTGTTCAGGTGCATCCCGATCGGAGGTAGTGGCATCATCCGGTTCTCACCACCGCAGCCCCACCACCGAACCGAGCACGGAGCCGGGAACGGGTCGTCTCGGGCAACTCGACCTCGGTCATGGTTCCGTCGTTGGCAAACGATGCGCTGTAGTCGCCTAGGCGCAGCTGTGTCACACGCCGGGTGGTGAGCCCACCACCGGTCTCATCCGACCGGTACGACATCAACGTCGTCGCAGCGATCCTGCACACCAACGCCACGATGTCGGCGGGCACCTCGGGCAGCCCGTGCGTGTAGGTCACCTCAACCTCAGATGCCTCACCACCCCATCCGGCTGCCCGGTACAGGGACGCCCTGGGGCGAGACAGCCGCCAACCGCCCACCTCGACCTCATCCAAGAGCACCTCATCCACCGAGGTGACCGGGGGGCCGGGCAGAGGCAAACGTGCATCCCTCTGCCCGGCCACCACCACCGTGGACGTGCCCTGCGATATGAGGCACCCGGCCGCATCCCTCACCGACGCAGACGCCACCGCCAAGTACTGCTCAACGATGGGCTCCTCATCCGGGTCGACGGTGACACCGAGGTCAGCCATGTCCTCCACAGTCGCAAGCGATCCCACGACGTCACCCCCTCATCAGGAACCGGACTCGGTAGCAAGCCCAACGATCTTGCCGTGGGTGCGCTCGTTGCCGTACTCCAACCCGATCTCGCCATAGATCTGAGTACGGTCCGACGCACCAACCTTGGCCAGATCCTCCTGAAACAGGAACCCCTTACCAGGGATCGGCAGGAACCGCGGAGCGCACTGCTCCAACGAGACCACAGCCAAGGCATCGCTGGGCATCCACCGGTTCAGCATGATGTTCAGCCGACCGAAGTCGGTCTCGATCGTCTGCAAGTTGACGCCGCCGACGTCGCGGGTCTGCTCCTGGAAGTTCCGATCAGTGATGAAGATCTGGGAGAGGTTCCGCTTCTGGCGGGCTCCCACCATCAAGGTGGCGGTTTCCGACTCCATGATTCCGCCGGACTCCCACACCTCCTGCATCAGGTCCAAGAGCATGTCCTCATCCAGCCCTGCCCCCTCAGCGTCGTGTGCGTTCGTCTCGATGGCCTCCAGCAGGCCACGTGTGCGGCGCGGGTCGGAGTTCGTGGACGGGTCATCGTACTCACCGCGGATGAAGCTCATCTCCACGTCGCGCGCGATTTGTTTCAGCGCCTGGGTGATCTGCCACCCGTGCTCATCAGTGACAGCGTTCTCACCACTTACCCCCTGCACGTTGGGGTGGGAGGACCCAAGGTCACCGAACTGACCCGTGGCGGCCTGCTTGGTGTATGAGGTGTCGACGGTCTCCTGGTGGATCTCCACGACGTTCATCACACCGAACCGAGCGCGGGCCTCAGCCTCAGGGGCCTCGGCACCCTCGACGCGCTGGCGGGTTGCCGAGGCGTCCCGAAGGTCATAGCCGGACCAGGTGAAGTGCGTGGCGTTGGCGGGTCGCCCACCGGTCAGCCCACCAATGGCGGACAGAAACGGTGTGTCCTCCGGGGACACTGCGAAGAGTTCTCCGACGTAGTTGGGCAGGTTGAACGTGGTCCCCATGCCGGTGATTCCGGGCACTGGTTCCTCCTCATGCTCGTGTCCGGCACGGGTAGCTCCCGGCCGGGTTACTTGTTACGGACCTGGGCCAGCTTTTGCTGCTTCAGGCGTAGGGACAGGCCAATGTTTCCGGCCTTTTCTGCGTCTCGGATCTGGTCATCCAGCCCCTTGGGCTTGGAGGTACGGCCAGCACCACCGTCACCGCTACCTTGGAAGCGGCGCTTGGGTCCGGCAGCCAGATGCGGTTTTCGTTCGAGTAGGTCGGTGATGGCCTCGGCGATGTCGTCGGGGTCGACGTCGCCCTGGTCGTTGACGTCGAAGGCGTCGAGGTCGATGAAGTGATTCACATCGCTGGGGTCAGCGAGCTTGCCCGTGGCGGCGGCCTTGAGCTCGGCTCGGATGATGCGCTTGTTCGCCTTGGCCGTTGCGGCCTGCTCGGCGTCGGCCCGGATCTGGTCCGGGGTGGGCTCATCACCCTCACCCTTGGGCCGGGTGGCTTCGGCGAGCTGGCGTTCCAGTTCCTTGCGGCGGTCGCGTTCGCTCTTCCACTTGGCCTTAGTGGCGTCCAAAGCCTTTTTCCCGGCGTCTCCGAGGGCGTTCTCGTCGCCGTCGTCACCATCGCTGCTGCTGTCAACCTCACCGTTGTTCTGGTTTTCGCCGGGCTCGTCGGGCTCGTTGCCCTCGGTGGGTGGGTTGGTGTCGCCATCGTTGGTTCCGTCGCCTCCCATGACGGGCCATACGGGGCGGCCGCCGATGACGGCCAGCGCCGTCAGCCCGGTGACAGGGTGGACAGGCAGAATCTCGTGATCACTCATTTTTGGGTCTCCCGTTGCGGGTCAGTCATCGCCCATTGCGGGCGGGTCTGTCAGGTATCCGTGCTCCCACAGCAGCCGCAACGCGGTCTCTCGGTCGGGTGCTTCACGGATGATCACGTCCGGCATGAGCCTGGGCGTGGACGATCGGACATACCGGCCGTCGCGGGTGGTCAGGTTGCCGAGGCGCCGTCCGGCATACCCTCGGCGGGTGGTTCCCTCGGTGGTGTATCGGGCCTGCGGGGTGGCCATCCCACGGCGGGCGTTGACTACCTGGCTGATGTCGGCACCGGCACGGATCGCCTCGGCGCCGTCTCGGCCGAATCGGCGGTCTTGCTCGTCGCGAGAGAGGTTGTTGAACAGGGTCGCCGGGTCGTCGCCTTCCACCCGCTCCCCCGGCCGCATAGGACGCATAGTGCATCTACACCGCGGGTGCCGAAGAAAACCCGTCGACCATGAGTACTCACGCCCGGCCAGCACCATGCACCTGGCACACGCCCCCGCTGATACCACGCGGGTGTATGCCACCACACGGGGACGGACCGCCATCCCCAGCTGTTCAGCCGCGCGTGCGGCATCCGCTGTCTGAGTAGTCGCGATCGTGTGCAACTGGACCTGCCCGGACATCAGTGCCCGACCAGGTGGAACACCCCGCCGAATCAGTGCACGGGTGGTGATCCCCGGCTGCAGAAGCAGCGTGGACAGGTCACGGCCATCTGAGGCCGTACCAGCCAACGCGCCGGTGGCGATCCCGGTCACGGCCGGTGCTGCCATGCCGAGGAGCTCGTCAAGGTACTCGGTTGCTCCCAGTGCGGCGGCCAACTGTGAGGCGGCCAGGATCGTCGCGGCCCTGGGTACCAGGGACGCCCACGAGCCGCCGATGTCGTCAGGGTCCACCCGCCCCCACACCCGCGTCACCGCAGCAGCGGCCTGGTCGGCCTCGCGTTCCTGGGTGCGCTGGTGAGTACGGGTGACCTGAACACTCACCCCTCACCCTCGACGGGCTCGGGCTCCTCGGGCTCCTCGGCAGGCGGTTCCGATGGTGCGGTGCGCTCCAACCGGTCGGCCAGAGCACCTACCGGGTCCATCGCCATCTCACGCTCACGCATACGCATGACCCGGGCGACTTCGTGCGGCTCCATCCCATACTCCTCGGCCACCCATTCGGTCGGGAAGCCCATGGAGTGCATCTTGTGGAGTGCGTCGACCTTCTGCGCCAAGGACCGGAACTGGATGTCTCCCCACACCACCCTGCCACTGAGCGCGGCTTTGGCGCGGGCTTCGTTGCCCTGGGCGGCGGCGATGAGCGCATACACCTTCCGAATACCCGGGGTGAAGTACGTGACCCGCTCAGCGACCTTGGACACCAAACCGGTCTCAGCAGCCACCAACGCCTCAGCCGAGAGGTTGGCGACCTTACCGATCAGGTAGTGCGGCGGTGTACGAGTTTGCGCAGCGATGTGCTCGATGGCCCGCTCAATCACCGCACTGAACACGTCCAACCTGGCCGCGCTCCACTCAGTAGTGGTCGCCTCTTCCCCCGGAATCCACAGAATCCGGTCCTTGATCAGCTGGTCAAGGTCAACGGGTTTCTCTCCAACGATGTGGCCATCAGCGTTCAGGATCGGAATGGACGGCACATCAGCACCGGTCACCACCCGTTGCGGCAGGCTCGCGTAGTCCAGGGCGTTGAACAGATAGGCCCACACCAGGTTGATGGCGTCCTGCATGGAGATGACCCCGTCGATGTCCGACATCGGGGCATCATCCAACAGCGTCTGGTTGCGGAACTCCACCAGGGGCACCATGTTCATGGGGTTGGGCAGTGGCCACACATCGTCCCCTGCCGGTTGGCGAGGCTCCCACCCGCCGGTGGGGTCCATTGCCGGGCGTGGACCGTCCTGTTCCACATGCCCGGCACCCCGCCTCTGCCACTTCCACACACGGGTACGGGTGTACAACGTCGCGTACTCATACCCGGCGTCCTCGTCGCGCCACATCTTCAGCCCAGAGGTAGGGCGGCCGGTGTCGGGACGGTAGGACACGATGGCGTGCTCGGGACGTTCCCAGGTGATGACCGGAGTGTCATCATCATCCTCATCACCCCACACCAGAGCGAACGCCCTGGACGCGGCCATGGCCACCACGAACGACTCGCTGCTGCCACGTTCGGCGCTGTTGGTACGCCACACCCTCGACATCTCCGCATCGGGGCGTAGGTCCTCCGAATCCAGGCGGATGCCGTGAACGTCGAGGCGCTCGGCGGGGGTCTGCACGATGGGTAGACACCAGTTGTCGGCAAACCCCTGGAAGCGGTTGCCCATGTACCGAGCAAACTCCTCCGAGGCGAACGTCAGAGGCTGGTGGCCACGCACATGATTCATGCGGCGTTGGATCGCGGGTTGTCGTAGACGCAGCTCCGACCCCATGCGCTGCATCTGAAACAGAGATTC